TTGAAGAAGCAGGGTAAAATGCCCGGTCTGGCGTTCGCGAACGAGCTCATATCAAGAGACGAAGGTCTGCACGCGGAACATTCGGTTCGATTGTTTCATCATCTGAAATTCAAACCGCCCGAGAAAGTCATAAGAGAAATCGTCGGAGGTGCTGTCGACGAGGAAAAGTCGTTCATATTGGACGCTCTCCAGTGTAAGATGATAGGTATGAACGAGGAACTCATGGGACGATACGTGGAATTCGTCGCGGACCGTCTCTTGACGCAGTTGGGATGCGATAAATTATTCAACGTTGACAATCCGTTCGATTGGATGGAAAACATAAGTTTAGAGGGAAAGACTAATTTTTTCGAGAAGCGGGTGGGAGAATATCAAAAGTCCGGCGTCATGACGAATAACGAAAGGATATTCGAACTAGACGATGATTTTTAATCACAACAGAGAATTCTTTTTCTTTGTCCCCGATTTTTTGACGTTCACCGATACAGAGTTTTTCTTTTTCAACACTGAATTAGGGTCGACTGTGGACAGTTGAACCTCGTCGTGTTTTGGATTGTATTTCTTTTTGTGGCATTCCCAAAATTTAGGGGCTCCCACGCGAAAAGACCCTGGTTCTCGTATCTTGGCCTTATACCAAAATACGACGTCTTCTATCTTGTTGCTCTTGCTCGTGTTATCCAGGACGAGACATTCGTAGTTTTCGGTGCACGAATTTAACACCTGAGAGAACATCTCGTAATTAGGAAATATTCCGAAAAAGTGTTTGAAGATTTTCTCTCGGTTTTGAATGATATTTTCTCTGAGTATGAACACGTAATCCACGTTAGCACGCAGATCTGGGCTGAGATCCATGCAGTACTGCATCGTGAGCATGAAAAATATGTTCCAGTGCCTTCCGTTCATGAAAATCGCCCTTGTGCACTTGTCTCTCACGAGTCTCTTGTCATACATACAGTCGTCCAGGAGGATGAATGCGTTAGACCGATCTACTTTTGTTTTTACGAGTCCCTTTTGTCGATTTATGACTTTGTCTATGACGTCTGGATTATATTCGTTGTATATGAACAGGTCCGGGACGAACTGTTGATAGTAGCTGTTTCCTTCTTCTGTTCCGGACATCACTATGCCGACTGGAAGATGTTTCTTGTGATACAAAATATCCGTCACAAGGGTAGTTTTACCCGTTCCTCTTTTTCCTATGAACACGAGAACGCGATTATCGCCGATGGTAGATGGGTCGAATTTTTTGATGTTGATGTTCATCTGCTGATATATCCGATGATTAAAATTTCAAAGTAAAAACGATATTTTTCGAATTTTTTTCTAAGCGTATAATACTGAAAACATGGGTGGAGGTTTAATGCAACTCGTAGCCTACGGCGCTCAAGACGTCTATCTTACCAGCGATCCTCAGATCACCTTCTTCAAGGCGATCTACCGTCGTCACACTAACTTTTCCGTCGAATCCATCGCGCAGGTGTTCAACGGCACCGCCGGGTTCGGCCGCAAGGCGACCGTGACCGTGAGCCGCAACGGTGACCTCATCACCAACGCGTACCTCGAAGTCGAACTCCCCGCACTCATCGGTAGTTGGAAGTGGGTCAACAACGTCGGCCACCGTCTCATCGAAGAGGTCGAGCTCGAGATCGGCGGTCAGCGCATCGACCGTCACTACGGCGAATGGCTCGACATCTGGTCGGAGCTTTCCATGAGCAACGAGAAGAAGGATATGTTCGACAAGAGCATGGTCGGCCGCAACGTCTCTAGTCCTGACGGTATCGCACGAACGCTCTACATTCCCCTCCAGTTCTTCTTCAACCGCAACCAAGGTCTCGCGCTCCCCCTCATCGCCCTCCAGTACCACGAGGTGAAGATCAACTTCACCTTCCGTCAACTTTCCGAACTGTGCTACGGTGGTAGCGGCAACATAACTAACGGCGACCCGTCCATGTCCCTCTACATGGACTACGTCTACCTCGACACCGACGAGCGCAAGCGCTTCGCCACCAGCACCCACGAACTCCTCATCGAGCAGCTCCAGTTCACCGGCGACGAGACCCCCACCAAGAACGGTTCGTACCGCCTCAACTTCAACCACCCGGTCAAGGAACTCGTCTGGGTCGTCCATCAACCGACCCCAGGAAACCCCTTCAATTACGGCACCGCAGAGGCCGTCGTAGACGCGAACCTCCAGCTCAACGGTCACGACCGCTTCGACAAGCGCAAGGGTTCTTACTTCCGCCTCGTCCAGCCGTTCCAGCACCACACTCGCATCCCCGACAAGAACATTTACGTGTACTCCTTCGCCGTCAAGCCCGAAGAGCACCAGCCGTCCGGCACGTGCAACTTCTCCCGCATCGACAACGCGACCCTCAAACTCACAATGGCGGACGCAGCCGTAGACGCGACCGGTTCCAAGGTGAAGATTTTCGCCACGTCCATCAACGTTCTCCGCATCATGTCCGGAATGGGCGGCCTCGCGTACTCCAATTAAACTATTCATTTTTTTTTCTAAGCGTATAATACTGAAAACATGGGTGGAGGTTTAATGCAACTCGTAGCCTACGGCGCTCAAGACGTCTATCTCACCAGCGATCCTCAGATCACCTTCTTCAAGGCGATCTATCGTCGTCACACTAACTTTTCCATAGAATCCATCGCGCAGGTTTTCAACGGCACCGCCGGGTTCGGTCGCAAGGCGACCGTGACGGTGAGCCGCAACGGTGACCTCATCACCAACGCCATCCTCGAAGTTAAACTTCCCACACTCGCCAATAGTTGGAAGTGGGTCAACAACGTCGGCCACCGTCTCATCGAAGAGGTCGAGCTCGAGATCGGCGGTCAGCGCATCGACCGTCACTACGGCGAATGGCTCGACATCTGGTCTGAGCTTTCCATGAGCAGCGAGAAGAAGGAGATGTTCGATTCCAGCATGATAGGTCGCTACGCGGCATCCAATTCTACCGACGGTAAAGCGAAGACGCTCTACATTCCCCTCCAGTTCTTCTTCAACCGCAACCAAGGTCTCGCGCTCCCCCTCATCGCCCTCCAGTACCACGAGGTGAAAATCAACTTCACCTTCCGTCAACTTTCCGAACTGTGCCACAGTGGTGAAAGTGGTACAACTCCGTCCGGCGAACCGTCCATGTCCCTCTACATGGACTACGTCTACCTCGACACCGACGAGCGCAAGCGCTTCGCCACCAGCACCCACGAACTCCTCATCGAGCAGCTCCAGTTCACCGGCGACGAGACGGCGTCCAAGAACGGTTCGTACCGCCTCAACTTCAACCACCCGGTCAAGGAGCTCGTCTGGGTCGTCCAACACTCGGGCTCGGGTACAAAGGCCGAACCGTTCAATTACGAGAACGGAACAGACGAACCCATCATAGACGCGAACCTCCAGCTCAACGGTCACGACCGTTTCGACAAGCGCGAGGGTTCTTACTTCCGCCTCGTCCAGCCGTTCCAGCACCACACTCGCATCCCCAAAAAGAACATTTACGTGTACTCCTTCGCCGTCAAGCCAGAGGAGCACCAACCGTCCGGCACGTGCAACTTCTCCCGCATCGACAACGCGACCCTCAAACTCACCCTCTCCGACAATTCCATCGCCGCAGAGAAAGACGCCAAGGTGAAAATCTTCGCCACTTCCATCAACGTTCTCCGCATCATGTCCGGCATGGGCGGCCTCGCGTACTCGAATTAAACAATTAAAACATTTAAACAAAACAAAACTCAATTCGACAAAAAATAAAGGAAATTTTTGTGTTCCTCCGGTTTTTGACGAATACATTACTTTTGTTCCTAACTTTTTCATTTTTTATGCACGCCGCGCAGGGGTCGGAAGGCACCCGAAGATTCAGAACCAACAATAGAGGAAGTAGATTAATAACCTAAAAAGATAAAAAGTATATTAAAATATGGATATCAATAGAATCATATTCGACATTTACAACTCTCACACCAAGTTGAATCCATCTTCAATCGACAGACACATGCGCACTCTTCATATCTACATGAAAAAAGCATTCTCCGACATAAAATACGCATTTACATCATCCGCAAACATAGAAGAACTCATAACGCTGAACGAACAGGTGAACGTCATAAGCTTCAATATTGAAAAAATTTATCACATCCTTTCTACACAACAAATAGAAGAATACGAAATATACACAGAATCCGTAAAGAAAAACATATCTAAAAAGATTGACGATATCTTGTATTTTTACAACTTCTATCAAATGTAAATAAGCGTAGGCGTTCGTGGCCTAATAGGATAAGGCACCAGACTTCTAATCTGGAGATTGCGGGTTCGATCCCCGTCGAACGTAATCTTTTTATTCGACATCAACACCAGCTTTAGCGAGGTAATTGCGTAATGCGTTCCCTATCCCCCCAACCTTGACCTGGAGAGACTTGTACTTTCTCTTGATCATATCGATGTGTTCCTCTGATGTAAAAACAAAGTCGGGGAACTCTGTGAAAAAGTTACATATACTCAGATCGCGTTCGACGCCGTCTGCCTTGAAGCTGATGGAGAACCCTGTT